ATCCCATTCACCGTTCTTCCATTCACCATTCATCCAGGTACCCTTTATCCATCCACCATCTTTCCAGACACCTTTTTCCCATCTTCCATTTTCCCAGGTTCCATCATCCCATTCACCATCTTTCCATCTACCTGTTCTCCAAGTACCATAGAACCATTTTACATAATCCTTTCTCACTACTTCATAACTAGCATATTCTATAGATGCCTTATCAATAAATGAAGGTACTCTGAAATACTTATCTTGAATATCACTATATAATTTCCACATCTTAGGTGTTCGTAACTTAGCATCTTGAAAATCTGGTATACTAGAAACAGAACCATCATCAGCATCAAACATTTCATAATTTTTACTGACTCTATCATCTTCTTTAGTGTATAATGCTACAGCATACTTTGTACCATTACCAACAAGATATACTAATACTACACCACCCCTCAATACATAATCCTTCCAATAACCCTTTGTCTTTGCATAAGCAGTACACCACTTACCTTCACAATCACCTATATACTCGGATGCTATATGTTTGGATGCTTCATATGTTAATGGAATATAAGCATTATATACTTTTGATACATTCTTTAATTCAATATAATCCTTATTAGGTGTAAGACCTCTGATACCTTTTGATTTAACACCTTTCTTCATAGAAGTTTTAGAACGGAAATCTAATACTTGCTTAAAGTCATTGAAAGTAAGATTCTTATTGTTCCAATCAACCATACCTTCTAACTTAGGGTTATTAGTAGAAAATAATGGTATAAGTTGATCCTTCTCTTCTTTGGATAGACCTTTCAACTTTTTAATGATATGATCTTTCTTTTCAGTAAGGTATTTTTGGAATCTCATTGTTTAATCAATCCTTTTACATTTATATCTTTTATGATGCGTTCTTTCACCTCTACCTACCCTTGTCATACAGGAATATGTAAGATTATTTTCTATGCAAAATGTATTTAAAAATTTTGTATATGTTATAATACCATCCGGTAATATTATTTTCCATTTACCTCTACAACTAAATTCTTCACTATTAGCATAATTTTTTATTTTTTGTATAGTTTCTTTTGATCTAACTTTACCTTTATTTGATTCACCTATTTTGTTTCTTGTTTCTTCGGAGAGATGTTTGCCGAAATTTGGATGGTTTTCCTTTATATAATTATCTTTCTTTGCCTTACTTATTTTTTCACACCATTCCTTAGTTTTCTTTATTTTTGAATTGGCTTCACTTATTTTCTTTCTTGTTTCTTTTGATGGTGACATACCATTATGTCCTTTGCCACCAAGAGTCATATTATAACCATTTTCAAAAGTATCATATTTATCTATATAATAAATTTCTCTCTCATTCAATTGATTTCTTGATTCACAGTTTTCCAAAATACTACATTTAAAGTTTTCCCAACCATATTTTCTTATAGACCTATAAAAATATGTCTCTGATAACCTACTATCATTTTTATGTCTTCTTAATCTTCGTTTTATATTATTTGTCTGACCTATATAACATTTGTTATTTATAGTATTTGTTATCAAATAAATAACTTTCATAATTCAACCTCCGATTAGATTTTATATAGGAGTAAGGTTAGTGAATCGGCACTAACCAAGGTAATGAGCCCTGTCCTCCTTATTACTATTTATACCTTCTGTAATTGTTTAACTATTTCTGATTGTATTTCCTTCATAAAATCAACATATCCTTTTCCCATAAATGATATGCCGGAAACATTTGTAATGCTGGGATGACCACCTGACTGTGACATTACCAAATCCCATAAATTTATAGTAATCTTCTTTAACATACTCTTCTGTTTAAATGATAATTGTTTATATGGTTTATTAGTGATATCTTGTATCATTTGTTTCCAGTAATCTTTACCTGCTAGTCCTTTTACCTTATCACTAAATAGAGATGTTAAATCAGCAAATGTGAAACCAAGAGATTTTTCATCAGCACCTTTCTCAAATGTTCTTTTTATATATTCAACAGATACGTTTATAGATTGCATTTTACTTTTGAACTTAGGCATTACTTTATTCATAACAAGTTTGCCAAGATGTATATTTTTTTCTACTTTTTTGAATGGGTTACGGCTCACTTGTACCAAACCTAAAGGCCAAGCAATAGTATAGAAATCAACATTAGGATTTAATTGAAAGGGAACATATCTATCATATAAATTGCCCTTACCCATGTAACCACCACCATACTGAGCAAGAATAGTACCAATAACCACTGAATCACCATTCTTTAACTTTTTAACATCACTGATTTTTCCACTTTTACCTTTTTGAACATCAATATAATGTTGTTGTTCAGCCTCAAGTTGTTCGGGTGGTCTATAACCAGCTTCTTTAGCTAATTTCAATGTATTAACATAAATGGATTGTAAAGAAGGATTGGATGCCATAACTAAGTCAGATAAGAAATTCTTCTTATTCTTATGTGCTAGTATTATTTTATTAGTGGCAAATCCCATCATTTTATGGTTTACTTTAGCATCTTTAGATTTATCAACCTTAAATACTATTCTCATAATATCATCAGGTGTAAGTCCTTGTGAAGCAAAATCAGCACTATCTACAGTTGAGATAATTTTAGCATCCTTTGGTGGAAATAAGTCATTTGGTGATAAAACTTGTGATATATAAGCAGCATTAGAAGGAGTATGTGCAAATGATGTAGATGTACCGGTAGCAACACCAACTTGTGAATCATGATGGTCAGTATGTATCTTCATTACAGGTTTCCCGTGTGCAAAATCAACCAAAACTGCTAATACACCTGATTGTGGTTTAGGAGGACTGAATTCTGCATCCCCATATTGCACTTTATGAGCTGCTATAGTCTTGATGTTATACTTCTTCAAATATGCCTTCATACCAATCGCACTGGTAATCCCATCAAGGTCGACGTGGTAATAAATTTCCGCCTTCTTATACTTCTTTGCTATAGTAGACATATTACGAATACCAGACTCGTTTAATGCATCATCTATCTTATTTAATATATTCATTCCACTTATCTCCCTTTCTTATATTATCAATAGCCCATAATGGTTGTAAATTATCTAACGACCAACATTCTTTGAAATCGTTACATTCATAATCAGTTATATTGAATGATGCTATTGGTCTTATATGATCTATATGCCATTCACCATGGTTATCCCAAGACATACCTTCCTTAAACTGTGGCTCAAAATGTTCTTTAAACTCATTTAATGTGTATCCAACAATATCTTCCCAGTGATTACCATCCTTGCCATTCTTTAAAGAATTTCTTATTGAACAAGACAAACACCTTGATAATTTATACTTCTTATTGAATTCTTTACCTTTCTTACTCTGTTCCCATTTTTTAGTTCTTCTACGTTGATCTTTTTTGCCTTTTTCTGTTTGTTGATTTTCCAATCTGCATTGTTTACATCTTTGTTTATTTTTATGAAAGCTATCCAAAGATAACCATATACCACATTTTGTGCATCTTCTCTTACCATCAATTACACCAATGCCACCTCTACAGCAAGGTCCACATCTTTTACCAGTAACCCAATTATTACGATTTATACTTATATGGTGCATTTCTGGACATAACATTTCTATTTTACTTTTTGCATTAACATATTCTTTCTCTTCCGATAACATAATATAATTTTCTTGTTCTATTCTATTTTTAAAATCTACAAACATAATTTTCTTTCTATTCTTCATAACTACCTCCAACTAGGTTTTTATAGGAGTTAGATTAATGAGTTGGCATTAATCAAAGGGTGGCCACCCTCTGTCCTCCTATATAATACTATTTATGTTTTTATCCTCGTTCTACAATATTGATAATTCTTTTCATTCCATATGTTTTCATCAGGTTCTTCATTCTTACCAAGTTTTTCTGCTCCCCATCGTTTATCTTTTTCTTTCAATAAATCATATTGTGGATCAAAGATTTTACCACCCTTCTGGACCCAAAAATGTGGATAACTTTTCCTGAAATCATCTTTTGGACCTATATACCCAAAATATATATCACCATAACCCATTTCTCTCAGTACATAAGCAATAGGACCACATTCATTACCATCGCTTCCAGTAGCATCAAAATCTTTTTGGGTAATTGTGGGTTTATTCTTTTTAGTTACTTCAGTTATATAGTGTTGAAGTCTCATATTCCCAGTATTTCCCTTATGATATCTCTTAATGTTTCACTATAATCAGCATTAACTACTATATATTCCTTACATTTGAATATCGCTTCAAAATACATATCAGTTTTTTTCAACAGTCCACTTGTTTTGTATTCATTCTTGTATATATTGTATATTTGTTCTTTCAGTTCTTCTTCTTTATCTTTACCTTCAGCTTGGTAATATGGAGCATCTTCATCTGCCCAATAATTGAAATTGTCATATAATCCATATACATCATTAGGATTATTAGTATAGATATATTTGTAATTACCAATAGGAACGAATATACTCATACTACCATAGTTTTTTGCTATAACATACCCACCAGTAAATACACCTTCAGTTCTTATATTCCATCCAAACAATTCTTTACCTATCTTATTCAAATAGTTATGGAGTTTTGTTGATACTAACAGTGGTTTTCTATTAATTCTAGCTTTGATAATATCAGCAGTATGAACATTTCTTCTTTTCAACCCTCTGTAAATATAAAAATCATGAGCATATCGTACACCAAACTCTTTAAGAAAAGGTTTACAATCTTTTTGTATACGATCCTTTATCTTTCCTCTAAGATTATCACTCATTTCCCTTTCATTTATATAGTGTTGAAGTCTCATATTAATTATCTTGTAAAATACCAGTAAGTTTACTTTTTAACTTTCTTTTCTTTTTCTTTTGTTTAGCAGGACTGCATCCACCACGACCTTTATTTGCTCTTGTACCTTTACCACTCCCATCTTGTTTAGGTACACCTTTCTCACCAATTTTCTTGGGATTATCAGCAACATCACTTGTTACTACTGTTTCTTTTAGTAATCTATTAAATCTATTTATGATATTCATCTTTTAGTTCCTCCTCTTTAATATGAATTTTATTCCTTTTACATCATTTCTCACATCTTTTGAAATTTTAAACGGGAAAGATAATTCTATTGATTTTTCAGACAACTTATATATATCAAATATATTCTTATATTTACTCAATACTAATTTTAATACTTTACGAAAAGCTTCCAACTTCTTAATTTTACCAAACATATTAAATTCTATCATATCTGGATTTTCATCTTCTATTAATTTCTTGAATACTACCATAACACCATCCATAACATTAAATGGAGTATTTTTATTTGTGAGGTTACTTGTTTCTATACCTTCAATATCTTTATGTATTAATGATAATTCATAATGGGATTTACCTTTTTTCATTACTCTTACTACATATAAATCACTGCCAACCCAAAAATTCCAATCATCATTATATTGTGTTATTTTTGTTTTAAGGTCTATGATTTCATTTAGTTCTACATTTTCATCTAATGTATCCCACATTTTATAGAATTGTTGCAATCTCATATTTTTTAACATTCCTTTATATGTTATTATATCATATATTTGTATTTATGTAAATCCCTATGCGTAGTTTTCGGCGAGGTGCTTCCATCGACTTGAACCACTTATCTTACATTTTATGGAATTTATCAAGGTTCGCAAGTTCACTTCACCCTTGATGTTTGATTCTTTTAAGAAATCTAACACCTCTTTTTTTGTACCAAGGTCAATACCTGGTGATATGTCTTTTAGAATACTTTCCATACGACGGAATACATCTTCGGCTCTGAGTGTTATGTCTATGACCAGTGAGCGCGACTTAATGGCACTATCCATCTTACTTTCATGAATGTTACTAATAAAGATTATTCTGCCTGTGAATTCAAATTGGTTAGGCAACTTTAATCCCTTTTTACCTGCATCAGGATTACCTGTTAGAAAGGCATCTTCTATCTCAGCAAACCTTAGATTCCGTTCCTCATCACTAAGACCACCAAGTCCTTGTGTAGTGGGAGATATCCAGGATATGGTTCTCTTGTCATATGAATCTAATGAAGCTTTTAACATATTGACTGTATCTTGATTTTGGAAAACCGAATCTATATCATCAAAAACAATTAATTTATCCCTATGAAGGAATAGTGACATATAAAGACCCATTGGACTGGATTTACCTTTCACCATTATCCATTTATTACCTTGAAGTCCGAGTGATTTTTCTATGTGTGTGGTAACGGTATAGGTTTTTCCCAGTCCAGCCATTCCTGTTATAAGCAATGAGGGTTGAATACCACTAGCAACCATTTTTATTAAATCATCTAAATCATCAAATACAACATCGGGATCAGCATATTTCTGTTTAGCAAAGGCTTTATTAGCAGTATTGATTTCACCTGTTCTGGTGTTCTGTTCAGGAGAAGGACTATCTATTCTCAATCCAGCATTTCTTCTTGCTCTTACAGAAGTAGGTTCACCTGCTTCAGCCCATTTTGCTTTAAGTTGAGTATTGAATTCTTTTGTTGGAAGGTCTACAGGTACACCATATTTAGCAGCATCAGCAATTCTTTGAGCACTATAATTAGTTTCATTAAGTTGACCACCAGGATTCTTAATAAAAGCAGCAATAGCTTTGACTGATTGAACAATATTATAATCATCAGGTATATGTAATGTTTTGAAGGATTTATTAGGTGTTTTCATATCCTTCCATACATCAATAGAAGTAATTGTAGATGATTTACGATTAGATTCCCAATTGAATCTTACCAATTTACCATCATCTAGTACATATATCATACCTGTACCCTTATTACCATTGGCTTTCTTAAACCGTTCATAATTGTTTCCTACCCCACCGAAAGGATAGAATTTGGAACCAACTCTACTTCCAAGGGTTTTGAGTAATAGGTGAACTACCTTCTGTAGTTTAGAACTAGAGAAAGATGCCTCATTCAGTATAAATTGTTTTAATCTCATAATTTATTATCCTTTTTCCATGTTCTTGCAAAATTATTCCATTTTTTTTCAGCATACTTAAAAGGTCTATTTGCAGTTTTAAAATTCCATATCATAGCTGATTCACTAAATTCTTCTAAATCATTTATAAGATCATATATATCATCAGAATATTCAAAATCATAATTTTCATCTAAGTCACTATCAAAAGTACCATCTATTATACTTTTTTTCAAATTATACCATTCTTTTGATATATAATTCCATTCCCTTTCAGCATCTTTAAAATTTTCTTCACATTCATTGTCTATAAAATCATTCAAATTATTTACTAAATTTTTCACATTAAAATCTTCTAACATATCACTATAATAATTAAAATCTTCTAATGATTTAACGGTTCTTACTATTTTTAATTTTGATGTATTGAACCATACTGTTGATTCCACATTCCATGTATGTAAATCACTATAATTTTGTTTCACACCACTTTTAGTAATATATAAAGCATCATATGTCTTTGAAAATTTTACAAAATCTATATTTCCATTTCCATAAGGAAATCTTTTTAATAATTTTTCAAAATTTGATTTATTATCAATAATATACATACTTACACCAGGTATAATCTTCAAAATAGTACCTTTTGATATATCACCAAAACCTTCTTCATCCGCCCATTCTGACCATTCTGACCGATTTTCACCTTTCAGAGTACTTGTCCAAAATCCATTATCGGGTTTATTCAAAGGTGCATTATTATGAGTAGTATTCTTTTTAACTGCCCTCAATTTTTTGATTGCAGGCATAGCTAATTGATACTTATATCCTTTTGATACTTTCTCATTCTGTATAAATTGTTTTAGTCTCATTTCATCCCCTTCTTCTTATAAATATAATTTCTAATAATTATCTCATAGGATAAAAATCACCGGTATTATAACTACCACTCCTTAATGTAGTATCATTAAAATCTCTACCATCTTTGAGTTTATTTTTTAAAATATTTTTCCATATATCTTTATGTAACCCGTCACTACTATTCCATGCATACATTGTTTTAGTATTTTTATCAATAAAATATCTACAACATTTTGATATTTCCTTTAATTCCTTTTTAGAAGGATTTATAAAAATTTCAATAGGTTTAAATTTTTTATTATCCCATGTATCTGTTTTACCAGTTACAAACCATTTTTCATTCAAATTCATGGTTTGAACCTCATAGTTTATATCATTTTCATCATTTTGTCTACTTCTTTTTTAATGATTATAAGTATTTTTCTTGAAAGTTGCCAGTTAGAAAATTTATATGTAGTCTCAAAATCATTCAACCAGTTTGTTATTACTTTTACGAAATCACCACTAACTATTTGATCAGGCATTATTCCACTTCCGTATTTTCTATAATTTCATCATCCCAAAAAGCCATATGTAAATTCATTTTCTTTAATTCTTTCAACATATCATTCAGAAATTGTTCACTATTACTATTAGTAACAACTACTTTTTGTTGATCACTTTCAATTATTGTTGGTGAATTACTATAAACTATCATTTAGTGCATCCCCTCATACTTTTTTAATTCCTTTCTTAAATCTTTTACTTCTTTCATCAATGATTGCATCTCTAAATTTACTTTAGTATTTTGATGTTCAGCTATCCCTACTTTTGATACTTCATTTTTAACCATCATATTTATAGAATTACTTGTAAAAAGATATGTAGCTGTCATTAATGTAAATACTACACCAATAATAGTAATCATCCATTTTACCCATCCAGTAAGTTTATTAATATGTTTATTAATACTTTGAATTTCATTACCATGTGATTCACATTTCCCATATATGTTCTTTACAATATCTATAGTTGGAGTAACCTTTATACTGTGTTTTGCCAAAGCAGAAATAATTTCTTCATTTGTTGCACTATGTTTAAGTATTTCAATCATGTCAGCAATAACAATACTAACATTAGACATACCATCATCTATCTTACCCATAGCTTTTTCTAATTGATCAAATAGTCTTTGTATCAACCCTACATTGACATTTTGATTATCACCATTAACCATAATAATTTCTTTATCCTTTTATTATTTCACATCTAATTATAGAATTCATAGATATAAATAAACTACCTAATTCTATTGGTTTTTTGTATGCTGCAAATACACCCATAAATATAAGTTTATTGATTATTTCTTGTTCAAGATACCCTGATATTATAATAGTTTTACAAGTATCTAAATATTCTTCAACAAATTCTATTCCATTTTTACCAGTTCCAATAAGTAAATCAATTAAAAAAACCTTAAAAAATCCTTCAGGTTTCTCTTTAAATAATTTTTCAGCTTTTTCATATGTATAACATGTATGTATTATATAGACATCTTCAAAATATCTACATATGACATCTTGTTGTTCTTTATTATCATCTAATGATAATACATTTAAATTATTCATTTTTTATATTTCTCTTTTTTTTAATTTCTTTAACTGATTTTATTAATTCGTTTATAGCTTTGGTAGATTTATTGGTTCTGATTTGTCGTTTTTCCTTCCATTCATCAATTTTTTTATTAAGAAGAACAGCTACAACATTATTTTTCAAAATCATTTTAGTTACGTCTTCTGCTATTACCATCATACCATCATTATCTATAGGGATTTTCTTACAACTTAAATATATTTCTTTACCATTTAGTTTTACTATTTCCACTATTTCCTCTGGATACTTTGGTATATGTTTAATATCACAACTCAATGGACATTTAATATCATTAATATCAGTGATTTCTTCAACTCCAAGTAATCTTACCATACCTGTTTTATTCATATATATAAGATTCTCATTTATATCTTTGATCCATATCATTATATTTAAATTATCCAAAACATTTACTAATAATTGTTGTTTCTCTATTCCAGACAATAACATTTGTCATTTACCTCCTACGATTCTTTTTAGTTTTCCATCAGGTAGAACCAATAAACCGTAGAATGAAATAATGGGTAGATTTTCACCTTCAGGTATTTTGTAGTTTTGTTTCACTTTTTCCAATGTTCCATTAGGTACTTCTTGTTCCAATTCTAAAAATGTTCTTATATTTTTTATACTATCATCTATTAAACGTACACGGCGATATAATCCTGTTAATAAATATTTTAATATTATTGTTTTCTTTTTATTTGCTGTTGTACCTGTTTTCATATTTCCAGTACGTTCAACATATATTTTATTTATATTAATACCATTTTCTTTAAATGTTCTAAGAAAGGTATGTTTATCATCAAAATCTGATCTTGCAGTAAGAAACACAATCTTTGATCTTCTTATATCAATATTCTTTAACATTCTCTTAATTCTATTTATAGTTTTTGGAATAGGTATGGAAGTTTCTTTAAAAAGTTTTGCACTTTCAAATTCACTAAAATCAAAGGATTCACCAGGTTCTAATTCATATGTATTAAATTCTTGGTTATCTAATTCTTTAACTAAAGCACCATCTTTAAATACTTTGATAACGGCAAACGTATGGAAGAGGGTTTCATCGACATCAACAAAAGTTATACCTTTCCCATATTCAGAAGTCAGTTCATTCAGGTAGTTGTTCAATCTCATATTAGTTTTTCTCCATTTATAAAAATAGTGCTTCATAACTTATTTATATTTTTTAGAATATAATTTATAAATATAAATAAGTTTATAACTATATTGGAGGAGGTTACTCAATATGAGATTTCAAAATTATATAGAAGAGTCAGCAGCAAAGGGTGGAGTACAAAAATATTTTAAAGAATTACAGAAGATGCCACCTGTAAAGGTTGAAAAGACAATGAAAAATAGTTGGAAAGAACTTTCTAATGCATTGAAAACCCAACAATTAGAAGATGATGCAATACGGATCATAAATAAACACTTTAAAACTAATTATAAAACATTGGATCAAATTGATAAGATTGTTATAGGTAAGTTACCCAGTCTTAATGAAGATTTTAAAAATTATTGGAAGATTATAAAGAATGAAGCTTTTCCAACTTTAGCATTTTACCCAGCATTAACCGCATGGCTTGAGATTGATAAATTACTTGTAGGTGGTGATTTTAATGGTGCTAAATTTGGAGTATATGCTATGTTTTGGTTAGTATTGATAACTGGCAGATTCTTATCAATGTGGAAGAAATGGAAGAAGGACAATCCAAAAGAATTTGAAACGGAAGGAGCAAAGAAAAATCCTTTTGCTATAAAGAAAAAAGAAAAATTTGGATTTGAATAAAAGGAGTATAAATATGCTTGAGAAACTAGATATGTATATAACAGAAATAAATAATGCTGATCTGAAGAAATTAGTAAATGATAAGAATATCAGTAAAATAGTTGATGCTTATACTAATGCTAATGGTAAAGGGAAAGAAGCTATTATGGCTTCCGTTGATGTAAAAACAAAGAAACAACTAATGAAGATGATTCAGGGAGGAATTATTTAATGGGACAAGATATTTTAAACAAATTAAACACATTTTTGGGTGGTAACACAACGGATACTTTTGGTACAACACCAATATATGATAAAGATATAATGGAAAGGTTATTTGAGTTTGCTACAGGTATTGATCCTGACCAACTTTCGGAAGATCAAGCAGAAATGCTTCATGATATCATTGAAGATATTGACCTTACAATGGATGGTGTAGATGAAGAAGAAGAAGAATATTATGAAGATGAATTGGATGAAGCACCTAGAAAGGTTAGAGTAAATAAGTCTGTGAAACGTAAAAGAGCAAGGTCTTATAAAAAGAATAAAGCTCGTATCAAAATGAAAGCGAAAAGATATCGTAAAAGTGCAAAAGGTAAAAAACTTGCCAAGAAAGCAAAGGTTATGAACAAGAGAGGAAGGACTGCTACTGGTAAAAGAAGGGTGACATATAGATAAAATATTGGAGGTCAGAGGGTAGCTCCCTTGGTAGAATGCTTTACTCATTCTACCTTACTCCACACAAACCTTAGTAAAGGAGGAATGTAAAATGAAGATATGTTGGGACAATATAGAAAATTTAAAATTAAACGGAAATAGTAACTTCAAAAATATTAGAAAAGGTAATGTTTATTTTTATATAGATAGTTGTAAAGAATGTAATGAGCCATTCTTAGGTTCAAGTAAAAAATCAAAGTATTGTTGTAAAGAATGTGCATCAAATTCAAAAGATTTCAAAAATAACTGTTCTATATCAGCGATAAAACACAGAAAAAAACTAAAATCCGATAAAAGTAAATATGATTATCAATTGGATCATAAATTTAGTATAACTGAAGGTTTTGATAATAAAATCCCAATAGAAATATTATCATCAATACATAATTTGGAGATGTTATCCGCAAAAGACAATAACAAAAAGAATGGTAAAAGTTCTATAACCAAAGAGGAATTGTATAAAAAATATAATGCCACCACCAAGACATAAACATGATATTTATATACCTATAAATATGAAAAAATACATGGGTAAACATTTACCTATCATTAGATCATCATGGGAAAGGATCTTTGCACAATGGTTGGATCGTAATCCTAAAATTATTGTATGGTCATCTGAAAGTATAGTAATCAAATATTTTGATCCTGTGAAAAATAAGATTCGCAGGTACTATCCGGATTTTTACCTGCAAACTAATATAGGTGAACGCTTTATCATAGAAGTCAAGCCACTAAAAGAAACCAAACCTCCTACAAATAAAGGTAAGAAGAGTAATAAGACCAGATTATATGAAAGTAAGACCTATGCTACTAATCAGGCTAAATGGAAAGCAGCAGTTAATTGGTGTGATAAAATGGGATACAAATTCCGGATCTATACTGAAAAGGAGCTATTTGGTAAATGAAAAGTGAATGTTTGGTATTGATGAATCATTATAATGGAACAGATATGATTGATCTTTGGGATTATAAATAAATGGCATTACATATACACTATAAGAAGAAAATAAATGGTGTGGAGTTCGTTTCTGGAAGATGTTATCAGTTTAACTATAAAGCGTGGAACGCGGATCCCCGTCCAACGTATATCCATATGTATGCTTTTACCGGTACACATCCCAAGACAGGCCGGCAGTGGAGATTTATCCAAGGCCTGAACATGACATATTTGCCAAGGGTTATGAGACAAGCTTTTGCTAGAGATTGGATAAAACAAATGGAACGGACTGGTGGAAATGTTAAACTCACATGGCAAATGATACAACAAAGATATCCATATGCGGGAGCCATTGCAACTAGAAGGTATTTCTATTCACCTTCATATTACCTATATAAAATCAAGCCAATACCGTTTGAACAGTTTGAAGATGTAGTGGTATCTACATGGTCAAAAGACTTTTCAAAAAAGGTCAAAACTTCTCTTCTTCAAAAGTTCTCAAGTTCATGGCAAGCCCGCAAAAAGGTTGATAAGAAAGCAAAAGAAGTTTCCACTAAGTATGGATTCTTCGGAAAAAAGGTATGAAAAAATATAAATAGATATGAGATAATAAAAGGAGGACAAGCAATTGCCTACATATACCAATTCACAAGCAGGAATAGTTCAGGTAGGAGACGTAACTTTTGGAGCTGAAGAAGTCAAGGTTCTGTATAATTATATTGATTTAACCCAGGATACCAATGGCTATATTTCACTAACCAGTCACGCACCCTATTTCAATCCATTACTTGCAAATACAAGTGTTACAGGCACAGGTGAAACAGTTGTACATACACTTGTATCTAATAGGTCCAGTAGTGTAAGAATAGTTTATGTATCAGGAACAGTAAATATTTTTCTAAATAGTACTGATAATACACCTGGAATGACTATACTGGAAAATGTAACATTTGAAAATAGGGGAAGAATTACATCATTATATGTTGTATTTACTGGTGCAGGAGAAATTCTAATACAGGAAAATGCATAAAAATGGAAAATATACTATATGGTGTTACAAAAAGACGTAAAAGTTATTATATAAAATATGGATCATTGGATATAAATAGTGGTAATATATATTATGATAAGCAAAATGTCATAAATGCATTATTATCAAGTAAGGATATTTTTGGTGATGGAGATACGTTTGATATAGGTGATAGTTTTGGACCTAATAGTGATTAACAGGAGTAAAAAATGAAATATAAAAATTTATTTAAAACACTTATAATATCTATATTTTTAATTATAGGTATTTCTTCAGCGTATGCACTTACAACATATAATTGTATTGCATTGACTGGTGGTGGTACTAGAGCTTTGGATACACTTGCTATAAGTAGCTTATCTAATAATGATAGAGCAGTTGTAGAGGTTAGTGATGTTATCAGTAGATATTATTTTGATAGTACTGCTACAGATGCAGAAAATACTACAACACATCCATATATTGTAAGACCTAATGATTATGCTACTGCTGGTGTATGGAAAGAATTAGGATTTGGATATATTGGTACTGCTATAGGAACAACAGTTGATCTCACCGGGGTAACCGACACCAACATCCCTTATATGAAAGCAGGGGCAGCAGGATTTGGGGATTCTCCACTTACCACTGATGGGACGGATTTGACAAGCACAGGAGGGATAACCGCCACCA